GACCAGAGGCGATCACATAAGCCAGCGTCAGGAATGCGGCGATTAGAGCGACCAGAGCCATCTTCAATGAGTTGAGACAGACTGATACGATCATCATCGCTACAGCAGCCATGATCATCGCGACTACTTCCATCGCCAGATCTCCTTCTTAAAATCTTCATCCAGCTCCAGGCTGTTCTGGCAGTGGTCCTGAGACCCCATGATGGCATTGAGGAACGGCTCCAGGATGAACTGGCAGAACCTGTTACCTGCTATCCTGGCGCGTGCGGTACGCGAGCAGATCGACTCATCGGGATCTCCTCCGAGGATCGCCGATACAGTCTGAGACAGCGACAGGCCGACGTTGTAGACGTACTGAATCAGAGGACGAGCTTCGCCTCGGGTTACTCCTCCGCCTTCAAAGTAACCACCCATTATAGTTTGGCTCCTTCGTTAAATAGCTGATCGATATGCTCCTCTGATAAACCGAGCATCGGAGCCATGGCGACGAGCAGGGGATCGTCCCGATAGAACTCGCTGGCATACTCCCATGAGATAGATGCGATCGTTCTCATCGGCTCATCCAGCTGTCCCAGCATCGCGGAGATCTGGTCCAATCCGATGCCAGCTCCGACCATAGCCAGTCGGATCTGCCGCGCGGTTATGATACGAGGAACCTTGGAGATCCCATGCCATGCGTCGAACTCAGCCTGATGCGCTGCGAGATAGGCGTCGTATTCTTCTTGCTTTAGAACCTTCCATCCCTCCGACTCGTACTGCTCCCTCTGTTCATCTTCGATAGAAGCCATCTGCCAAGGCCAGACGGGAGGGATGCCGACAGGCATCTGATCATCAGGACAGTCGGCGAAAGTCTTAAAAGCGATCATACGAACTCCCTTACTAAGATACAGCTGCCGACGCCGATCGTTACCTGGCTGGCGTTAACTTCTGATCTGAACTGAGGCGTCAGCGTTCCGCCAGTGGTGCAGACGAAGACTCCATCCATGCGGCATATATAATCAGTCGTCGCAGCTGGGACGGCAGTCGATATAACCAAGTCGCCGAACGCAGTAATCGCGCCAGCATAAGCAGCTGCGGTTCCGTCAGCGGCGATCAGCATCTGCGCCGTTAACGCCAGAGTCCCGACTGCTCCAGTCGCTGCCATCGTAACTGCTAGGCCAGTTCCTGCTGCGGCCGACTGATGCATCAGCGTTATCTCGATCTTATATCTGCGACCAGCGACGACGGGGAAGGCCAGCTGGGTTATGTTCGTCAGCGTTACGTTCGAGTTATTATTCAGAGCGACAGTAACGAACGATTCAAACCAGACATCGATCTGAGCTTGGAGATCGTCGATCAAAGCCTGAACCTTGCCGAACGCAGTGAGGATCGTATCCGTCGCGGCGATGGCGACAGGTGTCCCGACGACGAAGCCAGTGAGGACGGTCGATAGAACCCCTGCGGCGAACCCGATCACGTTCGCGACGAGGACGGTAACAGGAGACGCAGTCGGCGCGCTGACCGGAGTCCCTTCAGGGATCGCGAAGTTCTGGATCTCGCCATTCGCCATGATGATGCTCCCTCGTTAGAACGCAGCCAGATCAGTCGCTTCGATCCGTACTGAGTCCATTGTAACCGATACGTTCTGAGTCTTTAAGTTTACGCCATTATCGTAGCTGCCGGATGGATCGCCATAGCCGAGAATGTCCGTCCCGATCAGGCTGATGTCCTGGCCGAGCAGCATGGTCAGGAAGTTATGGGACAGCGTCGCCTTATAGATCGCCTTGCGTCGCTTAAGGATCGTGAAGATCGCCGTGATCCTGGAGCTGATGTCCTGGAGAACGTGATCGAAGGTTATCGTATTCTCGATTTCATGCAGGTTACGGACTGCCGGATCGTCCAGCTGGATCACTGTCGCCTTGATGTCGGGGTTCTGAGCGACGATGCCTGTCGCGATGTCCTGATAGTCCACATCGATATCATCGAAGACAGCGTTATTCTCGTTAACCTGGGAGCCAGCAGCAGGAGCGCCGAGCAGCTTATATTCGACAGCTCCAGCATCATTGACGTTCAGATATCCGAACGTCGAGCCGAGGATCTTCTGAGCATAGCTCAGATAGCTTCCGAGGCTGCTCTCGCTTGGAGCTGGCATCTGCATCGCGACGTTCACGGGAAGCGCGAGCGCGGCAGCTGCGAAGCTGGCAGCGTCAGCCGTCATCCCTGAGAACTCGACCATGCGCTTCAGTAGATCAGCATGGTTATATGGATAAGCAGGAGTGACTCGATAGAACATCCTGAGCTGCGACGGGACGATGCCAGTCGCAGGACCGAATATGTTTACGTTCGCCTCGAAGTTGTTTACGAGCGTGATGGATATCCGGCGCTGTAACGCTGTCGGTCCGACGAAGGAACCATCGAGATTCTCGCTCGTCTCCAGGACTGTATAATCGAGACCCTCTCTGACGAAGTACCGATCGAGAGGACCATTCCCGAACTCGATCTGAACCGCGATAGCTGGAGAAGTAACGCTCGTCGATGCAGCGCTGATATAAGATCCGCCAGCGACGCTGCTCGGAGCGAAGGCGGCAAGGTTATAATTTAGTCCGCCACTGACAAAAGGTACTCGCGTTATCACTGTCGCGAAGTAAGGCGTACCAGCTTCGATCCATCTGAACGTATCGCCGACATCGTAGTTCGCGTTAGGTCCGTTCACTTGCGCGATGATGAACCCGAACGTAGCTCCGCCTCCGACTGCTCGCGTTAGAGAAGTGAACGAGTTCTGCTTCAGGACTGACGTCCCTGGTCCTGATCCGTTATTAGGAACTCGGCATAAGGACCATGATCTATTTCGAGTAACCAGTGGTATCGGATTAAAGTTCGCAGTGCAGACGGCTTCGTTACAGTCGTCGCGGTCCAGATAAAAAGTATCGAAGTCGAGAGCGATACCGACCGATGTAAAGTCGATGACGCTGTTCCCGGCTCTGCTCTTAGCTCCGCAGATGAACGGCAGGATGCGGCCGACTTTAGTTGGATCGATCGAACCATAGAAGCCAGTATTATCCAGGTAAGGAGCAGCGATGCGGGATCGCATATTAGCGATCCGCTTCAGCTGGTTAAAAGTATCATTGATCGTTATCGATACCGTCTCGCCGATCGTTACCTTCGCGACTGATCCAGTATATAGACGCTTGATATTCGCTATCGAATCGATGAAGGCCCAGACATCAGCTTTGGCGTTATAGAAGCTATCCTCTTTAGTAAAATATTTATTAAAGAAGTTATCGGCGTTCCCCGCGATCAGGTTCAGCTGAGAGATCTGAAAGACTCCCTGAGTGATATCGTCGAACCCCTGAGAGAAGGACGGATCTGATCCGATCCTCGGCTCCCACTGCCGCAGGACTTGGTTAGCAGTGAGAACAGTCGGATCGTCAGGCAGCGCCGATCCAGCTCCGCTCGTTAAATAGATCCGATAGAACGCGATGAAGACTCCCGTCGTTACGTTCGGAGCCGTCGCTGAATTGACGAACAGGACGCCAGTGGCATTGTTATAGAAGAAGCTATTAAGAACAGTCGGAGCAGCCGTCAGCCTGGTCAGCGCGACTCCGTTCAGCGTTACGCTCATGACGTTATAAGGGATCGCGACTTGATACTCGGTCCCTGCGACGAGCGAGAGCTGAAGCGTAACGTCGCGCTTCGGAGTGATCCTCGCCAGGATCGTCCGCTCGCTTGCCTGCCTGGTTATCTGCGACGTGAACGTCATGCGAACCCTAACTCCTTCTTAACGACGAAGTTCATCCTCATGCCTTGAGCCGTCCCGGATGAAGATGGGTTCTCAGGGAACGGCCAGTCCAGCAGCCAGCCGACGAAGAAGACGAGCGCGTTCCTGGTATAGTTCTGGCTCTCGACTGCCAGATAGTAAGTCTGACCGGCATCGATGAACGGCTGAGTCGGGAACTGGAACGGAACCGTCCCGCGCCATCGCGCTGTAAGAGGACCGGCTGCTGCTTCGATCTGAGCGATCGAGATCCAGTCGCTCGCAGCATGGAGCGCCGTCAGCGTATCGTTATGATAGATCGCCAGGCGGAACTGCTCCGTCCCGGCATGAGTCCCGACTTTGAGGATCGTCGCCGCGATCGACTTCATCCTGGCGTTCTCGGGAGGCGTGAAGCCTCCAGACATCCAGGACTCAGGAGACTCCAGGATCTTCCAGTATTCATTCTGAGGAAACTGGAGTGTCGCCATCAGATCAGCTCATCAGCGCTGAAGTCGATGTTAAAATACTTATAGAGTTGATGACTAACGGACGCGCTATCGACTCTCATGTACTTCGTAAACTCGCCGACTGTCGCCGAGATCGAAGCAGAAGGGTCGTAGCTGATGAAGATCGGCGTCGTCGTCCCGATCTCCGAGAAGACTCGCTCCAGCTCCGTCCGGTCCGAGTCGATTAGATACTCGACCGATGTCGAGCTGTAACGCCAGTAGCGCGGGACGCGCCTCCAGAACTTAGATCCTCCGCTCGACTTGAACTCGCGAGAGTCGTCGATGATCTCCCGGACCAGGCCGAGATGAAGGTTCGTCAGGACTGGCGTGATATACCGGCCGAGATAGATCTGATTAATAGGGAAGTATGGTCCGTTCGGGTTCTCCCGATCCTGGAACTCGAACTCCCAATATCGATAAGTGGTATTAGGGAAGGCATCCGTCTCCAGGAACTTAAAGTTCCCCTGATCCTCGGCAGTGATCGAGATCGAGATCGGAGCGCCGACCATGGACGGGATGTTATTAGCCTTCAGCGTCTGGACGGCTGTCGAGCTGATCTTAAAATACTGAGCTGCTGCGCCGATCGCGAAGAAGGCTCGGATCTCCTGAGCCGTCGAGAGATCCATCAGGATCGACTCGCTGGTATGGTTCCGCCTGACGTTCGCAGCGAGCGAAGGGTTCGCGCTGGTATCGACGCCAGCAGTGAAGCCGATCGTGTCCCAGATGGCGTTAGTCGTTACCGTCATGCGGAGGATCGCGGTACCTGCGCTGCGTCCTATCGTAAACTTACCAGTAACGTCAGAGTACGAGCAGGACCATAGCGTCGAGACAGCGTTCAGCGCGGCAGCGATCGCCGTCGCCAGAGCAGCTCCAGACGCATAGCTGGCGATCGCGACGTTCGCCGTTAGGTTCCCGCCTGTATTGATATGGATCTGCTGGTTCGCCGCAGTGATAACGAACCTGCCGCCCGTCATCCATGCGCGGTAACGGTACGAGTCCACGGCATAGGAGACAGGGAAGTTCGCCAGAGCGCTCGACGCAGTGAGGACCGTCGTCGGCAGCTGGAGCAGGTTATTCTGGCAGAACCTTATGTTCTTCATGCGGTCCTCAAGTTACGTCGGCTGACGTTAAGCATAGCCTTCGCCAGAGTCGATCCGTCGATCTGAACATTGACAGTCTGACTTTGATCTCCGCTCGCCATCTGGCTGGCGATGACAGACAGCAGCGCGACGACTTGATCCATGTTCTGACCAGATCCGCCTGCTGCGTTCGCGCTATCGAGGAACGACGTTAGATCGCGGTTCTGCTGGACGGAGACGACGCGCTCTCCTGATGTCAGGTTAGATCTGAAGCTGTCATTCGGGAACCCAGCAGGGACGATGCCGCCCGTCGCGAGTGGAGTCGATGGATCGCCGTCGAAGCCTCCAGATGCGAAGTCAGAACCAGGCAGCTCGAAGCTGAACAGGTTATCGATGAAGTCCTCCAGACGGCGAACCCAGCTCGGCGTCCTGGTCAGCGGATCGAAGGCATCATCGAGGATATCGGCCGCGCGCGTCAGCGGGGAGAACAGTCCCGCCAGCTTCTGCGGGAAGCTGGTCAGCGTAGCGAGCGGAGCGCTGAAGGCGTTCGATATGTTCTCGCCGACGCCACTGATCGCCTCGCGTACCTTCGCAGCGCCAGCGTCGATCGAGCCTCCGATCTTCGCCGCCAGCTCGGTTCCCGCCTCGGCGATCCTCTGCTTCCCGGCAGTGAAGCCGTTAGCGATGGCGGACGTGATCGCAGTCCCCGCTTCAGTGAAGACAGCCGGGACGCTGGAGACAGTGGTATCGAACGACGTGATCGCGCCGACGAACGCGGTAACGCCTTCAGTGAACGGGATGAACGCCTGTCCGAGCAGCTCGAAGGCAGCGATCGGAGCCGATAGCGTATCGTTAAGGATCGCTCCCGCCTGCGCGAAGCCGTCCGTTAGAGGACCGAGCGCATCAGATAAGCCGTCCTTAATACTGGCCGACAGCTCATCGGCTCCCTTCTTAAATCCGCGCGGTATCCCTTCGATACCGTCAGCCAGGATATCGACGCCTTCAGTGAAGCCGTCGCTGATCGTCCCGCCGATGTTCGATGCGTTAAAGGCGTCGCCGAACTCCAGGCCGATCTGCTCGCCGATCGCTTTAAAGATCGCCTCTCCGGCCAGAGCGCGCGCGAGAGCGATGGCGATCTTAACGATCCCGCCTTCATTGATTAGGCTATCGACCAGAGCCTCGACGATGACAGGAACTGACTCAGCGATCGCCGTGATGATGTCAGGGATCGCTTCGACGAACCCCTTAACCATGGCTTTGTTAGCTTCCGGTCCTGCTGCCAGCTGCTCCGTCAGCGCTGCGACTGCGTTACCAGAGCCAGGGAAGAACGAGTCAGCGACCAGGCCAGCTCCCTCGCCGAGCAGCTTCTTCGCGCCTTCAGCGCCATCGAGGACGCTCGAAGCGATGCCGATACCTGCCGCGATCCCCTTGCTGTTAGCGCGCAGTCCGTCCGCGATGTCCTTACCTGCTTCAGTAAAGACAGAGCCGAGCGAGTCTCCGAATATGTCGGAGGCGTCCACGTCGGGGAGCTTATTAAAGATGAACGTCAGCGGATCGGCGATCGTTCGCTCGACAGCAGCGCGAACCTTAGCTGCTGCTTCTGCCGCCTTCGCGACGCTCTTATCGTAGTTCTCCTGTTCGATCGCCAGGATCTTATCGCCGGTTGCATTGATCGTAGCGATCCGCAGGTTCGCAGCCTCGATATCGCCGAGTCCGCCAGCGTCGTTATTCTTTTGAATCTTAGCGAGCAGCTCGTCGCGCTTGCTGATCTCGGCGTCGATCGCCGTCTGGTTCAGACGCGAGACTTCGAGCCGGAGCTTATCGGCTTCCTCGATAGTCTTAGCGAGATCAGTCGCTGACTTCGCGCTGTCGCGCGCGGCGACGGCTCGCTTCTGAGATGCGTCCTTAGCAGACTTCGCCGTCTTACCATCTGCCGCGACGATGCGATCAGTCGAAGCCTGGATCTTCCTCTGGAGAGTGTCAGAGCCGAGCGCTGTATTATCGAAGAACTTCTCTATCTCGCCATCGACTGCATTGACATCAGCCGCGACTTTTTTAAAGTTCCCGGTTATGCCGTCGGCCGTCTCTTTAGTAACCAGGCCGAACCCAGCCAGGACTCCCGTAACCGACTCGACTGCTCCGGCGATCGCGTTCGTACCAGCGCCAGCCAGCAGGAGCGGGATACCGCCGAGGATGCGCGTGAAGAACTCCAGCGCCGAGTTTACGATCTCGATCGAGCCGAGGAACCCTTGAGCGAACTGGTTCGAGACTTCGACGGCAGCGACCAGCAGGCTATCGAGTCCGCCAGTATTCTCACTTACCAAAGCCTGCGATGTCTGGAGCGCGCCAGTGATCTCCTGAAGCGCAGAGACGAGGACCGGGCTCTGGACGATCGCCTCGCCGAACGCCTCCTGAAGGTTCCCGAACGCGTTCTCGACGCCGAGGATAGCTCCGGCGAAGGTATCCATCCGGGCGGCAGCAGATCCGCCATAGCGATCGAGGACCAGCTGGATCGCCTCGCCGTTCGCCAGCTGCTTTTTGGTTAGTTTATCGAAGCCAGCGATCTGATCGTCGAGCGGACCGGCGATCCCTGAGAACGTTTTGCCCAGCGTCCGAACGCTGGACTCAAGATCCTTCCCTGTTACCGCGGATAGCTCCGTCGCTGCCTTAACGAGATCCTTAGCCTGATCGTTCGTTATGCCGAATGACTTCGCGATCGCTGCCTGCTGGAGGATGACATCGTCGGCGATGCCGGTCGAAGACTCCAGCTCATCGGCCAGGGACTTGAACTCGTCGAGAGCCTGAGTCGATGCGTCGCCGGTCAGGATCAGCTGCTGCTCAAGAGCAGCCATTGCCGACTCTTGTTTGATCGCCGCGTCGATCCCGGACTCGAAGAAGTTGATGATCTGCGCGCTGCCGAATACCGCGACGGCGACGGCTGCCGCGCCTTTGATCGCGTCGAAGGCGGACGTGGTTTTGTCCGCGACTTCCTCGCCCTTCTTCTCGAAGGTATCGAGCGCCTTGATGGCGTCGCGGATATCGATCAGGATATCTAGTTGGACTTGATCATCGCCGTTAGCCATTGGAGCGATCCCTCGCTATTATTTGCTTCTCCGGCGATCCTTATCAGCCTGGCGCTTCCTGCGCTCGGCTTCGAGCTGCTGTAACTTCGCATGACATTCGAGAAGAATCTCGACTTCACGCGCTGGCCGGTTCGTCAGACTGGCCGAGAAGCCCATCTCTGTCAGTCGGCGACGATCGAAGAACTCAGAGACATAGACGTTCATCGGACTATGTCTCTTGATGCCCTTGAACGTCGCCGCCATGGCGCGACGCAGCTCCTCTAGATCTTCTTCCCCACTGCGAACGACTCGACCAGCTTCATAGCGAGGAAGGTGATCACGCCTCCGCCGAGATCGGTATCATGCTGGAGCTGCTCCAGGCTGCTGAACTTGTATCCGTCTTCGAGCCGAGTCATATCGACTTTGATGACGAACTTCGGCAGCTGCTTCGCGATCGCCTGATAGTACCTGTATCGATCCGCCTTCGATGAGTCCTTACCGACGCTTCCGCCAGCTTCCTCGATGGCGATGAGCAGGCTCATACGCTCATCGTAGTCCGGGACTGCGAACGTAACTGATCCAGAGTACCGAGCCGGGATCTCCGTTCCGGACTCTGGATCTTTTGTCGCCTGGCATTGGTTAGGGATAACCTCTCGCGTAACTCGTTCCATGATAAGTGGCTCCTAAGTGGGATGCTTCACAGCATACCGAGGAAGATCTCCCCTACGCCAGCCGTTTCGACGAACGGCTGGAGTTCCATCTCCAGCGTCGCGAGTCCATCGTCATCCGTGATCTGGAAGGACGTGATCGTCGCCGATGGCGTGAACAGATAGCCGACGAAGCCAGGGTTCCAGTTCCCGCCTGTCTTCGTACCGAAAGAATATTGGAACCGAACCTTATCGCCCTCGCGATACTTGCGGAACTTATCCGCATCGTACTGCTCCAGCAGAACAGTTAAATTGATCGTACTCTCGCGAGCATTGATCACTGATCCGAGGCGTCCAGACTCAGCGCAGATCGACTCGATCACTCGACGAGTCAGGCTGCCGGAGAAGCTGATCGCGCTGGCGTTAAGGCAGGCATAGTCATCCTGATCGCCAAACATAACTTCATGGAACTTAACGGCCAGGGGATCAGATGCGTCGAGAGTCGGCGTGAACGGGGAAGCCAGGTTCTGCGCGGTATCGGAGTTATATCCCGTCGTCGCTGCGGTACCAGTCTCATCGGCGACAGCGAAGCCGATCTTCGTCGCGATGGTGTTAGCTGTATTCGCGCCAGTCGAGAACAGCAGCGAGAGCAGCGTTCCCGTCGTCTTAATATTGAACTTACCAGTCGCGTCAGAATAAATGACTGTCGGCGTCTCGCCAGGGTTCGCCGCAGCCATCGCGTTCTCAAGAGCATCGGCCAGCTCATGCGGATCTTTGTACCATTTAACGGGAACCTGCGCGGCCCAGGTTCCGTCGTCATCAGTGAAGTCGAGGAAGCGAGTCGATGAAGTGATCTCGATCGGATCGAGGAAGTAGCCGATCCCCTCGAACGAGTAGCTCGCGTTCAGGAGTTCGCCTGCCGTCGCGTCGAAGCTGAACTCGGTAACTCGGCAGCCGCTGACCATCTGGACGGCTCCGCCGTTCCCCAGGTACTGCCAGAGCGTCAGCGTCTGATGTCCGGTATCGACCGGAAGATAGGCAACACATTTGCCGAGGCTGACGCCAGTCGCTGGAGCCACTGGTACGTTAAAGGACATCGGGACGTTGTTACCACTGTTACCAGTGGAGACGCGGACGCGGTATCCGTTCACTCCGTCCTTAATCAGAGCGCCGACGCCGATCGGGAAGTCCGATCCGCCAGCAGCCAGGACCAGCTGAGAGACGGTCGAGCCGACAGTCGTCACTCGCTCGGTTACGTTAACCTGCTCAGAGCCGAACCATGCCTTCGGCAAGTCGTTATAGTTTGGAGCCTGTCCTTCGACGCCAGATGCGCGCAGATAGTGAGAGCCTGAAGCAGTCGGCTCCTCGGCTCCGAGGATCGGCTTCGCGATGCCGATGGATGCGCGGAACTCTGCGTTCTCCAAAGTCTGGAACGACGGGGAGAACTCCCAATCGTCCTGGAGCGCGATGAAGTCCGTCCCTGCTGTCGGAGCGACTGGAGTCCCTTCGGTAACTTCTGGCTTCACGGCCAGCAGTGAGCTTCGAGTGGAGATGCCGACCATGATTAAGCCTCCTCAGTTTTAAGTTATGCTCTCAAAATATTCTGCGGCGAACTCGGCCGATATGACCAGGAACGATCCGCTTTGATCCGTCGTCGTCAGCTGCTCGACTCCGCCATCTGCGATCCATCGCGCATTAGCGGCGATGTTCCCCAGCGAAGGATCTTGCTCGACTGACTTCTTCAGCAGGAACATATCTTCGACCATGAGCTTATGGATCTGCTCGATGGACTCAGAGTTATTAGCAGTCGTCGAGAGCAGCCGAGTGAAGCGGATCGCATAGCTGCGGTCCTCGCTCATCTCGCAGCCGACGACTCGGTTCGTATTAACTGATGGACCGAACGCGATCCCGTAAGAGTTCTTGAGAGTGAGTCCCGTACAGGACTCCAGCGCCAGGACGTTCGGAACCTTCTTCTTAGCAGTCGGTCCCGTGAACAGCGTCAGGATCTTCGCTTCGAGCGCGTCATATATGAGGCTTACCTTACTCATCGATATAGGAACCCCGTCGTCGCGCGCTTATCCGCTTCAGTGGCTCGTCCCTGAGCCGAACGATCGACTTCATAGAACTTGATGTTCGAAGTGATATCGTACTGCTTCTGAGCTTCGACGCGCGAGTCAGTGAAGCCGTTACCGAGTCCGCCATAGATGATCGAAGCTGTCTTATTAACGCTCGCCTGGACGAACAGCGTATCGTCCATGATCTGCTCGCGACGCATGACGATGTTCCGGCGACGCAGATCCTGAACGATGATCTCGGCAGCAGTAAGAGCCTGCTCCTTCCAGTCCGTCTTGCCAGTCTGGAACGAGTCCAGCAGATCAGCATCATCGAGATCTGGATACTGAGTGAACAGAGCGCCGTCGTCGCTGAACAGATGACCGACGTACTTCAGAGAGAACGAGGCTGTCAGGTTCGCGGAGAACTTCACTCTGGCCCAATAGAGATAGGTGATCCTCGTCGTCTCCAGGCCGATCACTTTTTTACTGTCCTGCTCCTGCTGCCAGTTCGCCTTATCCAGATCAGGAGCGAAGCTGACCTTCCCTGATACGGACATCGACGCGCCAGCTGCTGACGCAGTCTCATCGATCAGATCGACGACGGGAACCCATGCGGAGCCGTTCCAGATATCGACGCTGATCGTCGAAGCCTGCACGTTAGCGACCAGGACATCAAAGTACTTATGATTAAACGGCATCTCAGCGCCGATATAGATCGCGTCCGTCGCAGCGATGAACGGGATAACGGCTACGCCAGAGCGATAGTCGTTAAGCTGAGCGCTCAAGTCCCTGAGCGTTCCGCTATTATTCCAGATGATGCGCTGCTTACGGTCGAGCATCCATGCTCCTTTGATCTTCACTTGAGGCTGACTCTCAGTACCGGAGGAGCCACCGAACCAGTAAGAGAGCCAGCCGTTCTTAACGACGCCAGCCGTTAAGGCTTGAAATACTGAATGACGAACTCGACCTTACCGGCTGTCAGAGCAGCAATGGTTATCGCGAACCTGATCTTATCAGCTGCTGGCAGTGGATACGGGACGCCGAGGACGTTAGGGGTTCCTTCGATCAATGGCGGGAACAGGACCGGCGACGTAGCAGTAAACTGTCCGATGCCGTTACCTGGAAGGAAGCGAGTTTCCTGTCCAGTTACGCCAGCCGTCAGAACTGGAACGCCTGCGCTCGTCAAAGTGGTCAGCGTTTTAACCCAGAAATTCTGGATCACGATACCCTGACCAGCTGTCGCTACGTCAAAAGTATCGATCGCTCCGCCGTCCTGGGAATAATCCCACTGGATGCGAGCGACGCAGATCTGGTTATCAGCGCAGTTACTCAGAGTCAGATGTTTTTTGAGAACTGATGCGCTGGCGATGTCGGAAGCGAACAGCGTCGAGAGCGCGATCAGCGCCGATGCGAAGATGGGAAAGAAGCGACTCATGTTACTTAACTCCTTCTGCGGACTTGCCGCGAACCTGGTTATGTTTAGGAACCTGACGGGATGCCTTAAGCGCTGCGCGGTTCGGCTTCGCAGCTGGAGACGGAGCGACGTACTTGTCACTCATCTCGCAGACTGCGATGAAGCCGACGCCTTTGGACGCGACGCATAGGACTTTTTTAACTTCCTCTGAGTTAACGAACTTCTCAAGTTCGCTGACTCCCATAGCTTCGTAGATCTTAATCATCTGATGATGGCTCCTGATTAATCAGATGTTATATTGAGCGATATGCTTCACAGCGCCGTCGATGCCGAGCTTCACGCCGCAGACCATGCTGACGACGATGACATAGCTCAGCTGGTTATTCGCCAGCTTGTCGCCGATGCGGAACGTCGGCTGCTGCTGAGTGACGAGATAGAGCCAGTCTGGATTGAACGCCAGGCCGAGATCAGTCGTCGCCAGAGTCGGGCTAACGTCCTTCATCGCGACGGATGCGTCCTCGACGATGTTAAAGCCAAAGCGCTGATTCACGATCTTCCCGCCGATAACCGGAGGAGGAGTCGCGCCGACGTAGTCGGAGCTGGTCAGCGTCTGAGCTGCGAGCATATCGGCATAGTAAGAAGGATCGGCGAGGAACCAGCGGTTCTCCTCTGGCCAGTAAGCCTGGCTGGCGAGCTTCCGCAAGTTGATCAGAGCAGCAGCGTCGCAGTTCGTAACGCCAGAGACATCATGGTCAGGAGCCGACGTGGACGGAGCGACAGCGCCGTAGCAGAGCGCGTTCAGGTTCCGCATCACTGCGCGCATCAGGGTATCGCGGATCTTCGACTGACCGTCTGGCGAGCCGAGCTGTGTCTGGAGTTCGGCCAGATCGGCGATCTCGTAGCTGGCGGTGATCACTTTGTTAGCGACCACTTCGACTTGAGTCGAGCCGATCAAGCGAGGCGTGAACGTCGTCGTATCATCGACGCCGACAGTCTTCGTATCTGCTTCCGTCTCATTGATGGCGGAGACTTTGACGGTATCGCCCTGAGCCATCAGCGTACCTTCGTACGCGCGGTTTACGAGCGCTGGCAGGATCGTCTGTTCAAACAGACGGGGAACGAACGTCGGAGCCCAGAACTTCTGAGCAAGCTGTTCGAGATCTTCCTTACGAGTAAGCATCGCCTGATCCTCCTTGATGTTTTAAGTCCGGGGATCAGGCGACCATGCCAGAGCCCGGTTATGTCTTAGCTGCTGCCGGATGTCCTTCGACGCGAGAGAGCGGGATCTTCTTCTGTTCGGCGTAGGGCATTTTGCTCCACGCCTCATAGCTGATCAGTCCGCCGCCATCTGGACCGGGAGGCTCATCGCCTGGTCCCTTCTTCTTCTCGCCGAGGATCTCTGGATACTCTGTCTTGAGTTCGTTCGCGTACTTCGCGAGCGATGTCTCGTTTATCTTACCGTCCGAGCTGACTTCGATCCGACTTACGTCCACGATCGGGAAGAACCGCTTAGGGATCTTCACTGTAAGAGCGCGCTCGATAGCGGCGAAGCGCATCGCGTTCGTCCACTTGCCGTCTGAGTCGGCCAGCTTGCCCTGAAGCTCAGCTATCAGCTGATCCTTCTGCTTCGCCAGAGCATCCCAGTCGCCTGCCTTCTTCGCGCGTTCTTCTTCCGCCAGTCGCTCCGCGTTCTGATAACGAGCCAGCTCCGTAGCGAGTCGAGTCTTCTCAGCCTCGGCTGCTCTAAGCTTCTCGCCACGGTTACGCGCGAGCTTTACGCTCTTATCGTAACTGTCGAACGCTACTTTTCCCGTCTCGTCGGCTTTGGCGATATCGATCCCGTCAGGATCATCGCCGGTAACTCCATCGGAGTTACTTTGATCGTCATCTGGAACCATTGTCAGCGGACGTTGGAACAGATGACGCATCGACTTAACTAACATCGTGGCTTCTCCTTCTCAAGTTACTATCGGATGCCCTTTTTGACAAGAGCGCTAAAACGCTTACGATAGGCGATACCCAAAACTGACAGCTCTGACTTCGATAAGAACAGGAACGGCCGTCCTCCGATCGCAGCGTAGCGCGCGACTTGCGGGTTCGTCTTACCGTCGTCCCTCTGCGACTTTAGATTGATCGACCAGTTCCCGATCCGGCGACGCCGAGCATAGAGCGAGTCGAGCATCTGTCCAGAGTATGTCAGGTTCGACTTCCCAGGACTCGTCTCACTTGACAGCGCGCTCCGAGTACGCTTGCGATGATCGACGTATTCAGGACTAAGCTTCTTCAGACGCTGCGCTGGTCCGCCATCTGATGCGACTCCGTATCCTCTGCGCGTCCTGGTCTTAATCAGGTTCGCAGCTTCCTCGGCATAGAGCTGGACGATCGGATCGAGCCGTCGCTGGCTGACGATGTTCTGTCGGATCTTCTGCGAGAACTGGAGCAGTCCGCGCGCGAGATCTTTAGTCTTCGCCATTATTCATCCCGATCATAAGCAGCGAGTATCGCCTCCCGTTCTTCGACCGTCAGGCCGAGGAACTTGCGAGCCTTGCGCGGGTTCGGTGATCGACCATAGCTGCCGAGCTGGTTCCCTTCAGCCTTATCATTCTGCTCGCCTTCCTCAAAGCCGATGACGACTTCGCGTCCGTCGATGTCCAGGACTTCGATCGAGTTCAGCATCTCCTCCGAGAGAGTGAGATCGACTCGGCGCTGTCCTCCTTTGACGTTCACGCGATAGGCTTCGCTGTATTCGGGGAACTGGTATGTCTTACCGCGACGGACGCCGAACCCGTTCTGAGAACGATCCTTTATAAACTGGATCACGTCCTCGGCGATGGACTCCAGATCATCCTCGCGATATCCGCGCGGCAGCTTAAATGTGAACTTCTGCTGTTCAGCCACGGCGAGGCTCCCGCGTCCGTCCCATTGAGTTCGTTACGATGACTCCCTTCGATGTCCTGATCAGATAGTCGCCTGGATACGCGATCGTAGTTCCGCCTCCGGCCAGGACGACGCTCATCGTCTTCTCTCTCGGTTCGACAGCGTATGCCGTCCAGCCAGGGAGCGCGGTATTTCCGCCGTTCCATTGATAGATATCGTTCATGCAGAGATGGCAGGATACGGAGCGCGGATCTGGAGTGATCCGATCCAGGCTGTCTCCGCTATCGCAGAGCCTTCCGTTCGCCGTCGCATAGTGAGCCATCATGACGCTCTATCCTTCGCAGCCATCTCGCGATCGCGCTGCGTCGCGAACATCTGGCCGACAGCTTCGCCGCCTTCGTTCAGGATGCGACGGACGATCGTCGCATGGATCGGGATCATCAGATCATAAGTGATCCCAGTAAACCGCACATAACGAGGCATCATCGGAGGAGCGATCGGCATGGAGCCAGCAGGAGCCGATCGGACTTCCCGCTTCCATGCGTCGATCTGGCTCCTAACTTCTTCGAGCGATCGCGTCTCCTCGGCGAACATCAGAGTACCTCGCTGGTATCGATCGACTTCTCCGCGATCGGACCGATGATCGCTTCTGCCGACTCGTCCGATAGGCCGAACGCTTGCATCAGGACCGACTTCGCCGACGCCTTCGGCAGCGTACCGAGAGCGACGCGCTCCAGGATGGCAGCCATGGACTCGACTTGAGCGCCGTTAAGGGATGTCGATGTCGAGCTGCTCTGCTCCAGCGAGATCGTATCGCGGTACTTCAGGATCTCGTCGGCCGTCCAAGTTGGATGCAGCTCGGCGATCGCATCGTCCCGCGTCATCAGCTTCAGCGTCATCGCCTTGCCGAGTTCTTCGATCAGCGCTGCGCGACGGACCAGGGGAACCTGCTCGGCGTACTTCACATAGACGCGCGCTGTCGGCGCGATGTCGCCAGTGAACGCGATCGGCATCCCTTCTTTAATCCACTCAGGGTGCAGAGTATGAAGGACCAGATCCCAAAACTCGCCTTCAGCTTCCTGGAAGTACGGGATCTGCTGCTCTCTGTTCTCCGTCGTATCCATCTCGTCGAGCATCTTCGCGACGCCAGAGGAGAAGTTAGAAGCAGTGATATCGCCGAGCGCTCCCGGTTTGATGTCGCGAGTCTGGAGCCAGAACGCCAGCTGGTTCGCGACGGAGTTCCACATGAGATCGATATCGGCTGACGGCTTGATCACTCCGACTTCGGGCTTCTGCTCCGTACCTGGCTTCGTCTTAAAGGACCAGAACGCATTAGGCGAGAAGCGAAGTCCTTCATCATCGACGTTAATCCCATATAGAATCGAGAACGCAGTAAACATCGCAGAGAAGTTGATGTCCGTCATGAGGATCGGGAGCAGCGTCGTCATCTGATAGATATCGGTGTCCTGCATCGGCATGACGCGCTCGCGATCCCTATTGATATAGACGTAGGGGATGCGGCCGAGTTCGTTCACGCCTTCTTGATTATCTGGCGCGAACTTCGCGGTAACGTCCTCGCCGTCTTCCGTGAAGTAGCAGAACTCATCAGCCTCGATAGCCTTATAGACTTCCTTCGACTGACGATCGATCTTATGGCATCCCATGAACAGGACGATCCCCTCCGCCTTCTCTGGCTGCTTTGGATCGAAGCTGTAAGCGATGAACTTATGCGCTGGGATGACGCGCATCGACGGAGTCGGATCGAGTGAATCAGCTTCAGCCAGGTACGGCTGAACGAGGACGCGCTTGCTCAGGTTAAAATACTCGTTCGCCAGCATGAAGAAGATATCGGGCTTCATCTCCTGCTGATACCAGCTCAGCGCCTCCTGATCGTTCTCGTCGCCATTGACGACGGTACGCGCGACTCCTTTGGAGTAAAGCTTCGAGAGCTTATTGATCACGCGCTGGAGAACATTGATAGGCGGGACGCGCTGCGCGGCGATGCGAGCCGAGTCGCCGCTGAGCTGCTTATTCAGCTCCAGCAGAATATACTGGAGCAGCTGTCCCTTAAAAATATTATAGAGCTTCTTATCGTACTCCAGCTCAGAGCGCCGAGCATTGATGTCAGCCAGGATCGCCTTGATCTTCGCCTTTTTAAAAGCCATTAGAGAAGCCTCGTCCTTTGAGGAGTGGAGTTACCGAATGTTTTAACAGCCATCGTCGCGTAGCCTGCTGCCGTCGTAACGTGTTGCCATGGACATTTTGCTGAGTCGTCCTCTATATAGTCCGCTCCCTTCTTAAGACTTGCAAGTCTGAACCCCTTATGGAGCGTAGGAGCGTCCCGATAGACGAACGTCCGGTTCTTCCCGACGTTATTCTCGAAGTAAGCGTTCATCGTATTATGGCGCTTACGGATCTCAGGGTTCGCCAGGGGAACCCAGCGCTCCAGGCGGGACTGATCGCCCTTCAGATAGACGAGCAGCTCCTCCATGATCAGCTCATAGTCATTGATGTTCGAGCGCGTATCGCGGGACTTGCCGGAGGCGTCTCCGCATACGATGAACTTCTGAACCTGATGATCCAGATGTCCTCGCGCGATCACTTCCCGGACCGACTCCAGAGTCCGCGCTCCCTCGATGATGACTTCAGCGAACCAATGGAACTCGTCCTGCTCTGGCAGGTACTGACCGAGACACATGGAGAGAGGCTTCCCCATGCCGATGTTAAAGTCCCAGCTCAGGATGATCGGCAGGCGAACGTCGATCTCGTAACTATAATCCCGATAGTTGTTAGCCGAGTTATAGCAGTAATAGATCTGTTCCTTCGTTAGCTCGATCCATCGACCCTTGAGATAGCGGAGCGCGCGCTTCGGATCTAAGTCCTCGTTCAGCTGCGCGATATAAACCGGATCGAGATAGATATTCTGCTCGGTTAGCGAATAAAAAACTCTCCTCGTTTTATGCTGGCGTCCGCCTTCGTTCGGCTCGATGAAATAATCATAGAGCCAATGAGAAGGGGAGTCGGGGTTCGTCGCGACGATCAGGACGTTCTCGCGAACATGCGGCAAGCGACGGAGACGAGCCTTCGCTTCGAGGAAGCCTTCCTTATCGCCGTCGTCGTTCTCGGTCCCTTCTTCGATGGCGAGGAAGGACAGCTTCAGAGATCGGAGCTTCTTATAGCGGCGATCTCCCCAGCAGATCGGGATGATCTCCGCTTTGTTTTTGAATCGGATCTGAGCGCGCGACTCGCTGATCCAGTAGTCCCGTCCTTCGACGAACAGCGCGTTCCCGTCGTCGTCCTCTGCGTTCTCAATATGCTCGACGATCTCCTTAAAGAGCGTCGCCTTCAGATCCGGCATAGTGCGACGGCAGATCCCAGCTCTGGCTCCAGGGTTCTCCATGCAGTGAGTTACGACGAGATGCGCGAGCAGGACGGACTTCGACGAGCCATAGCTGCCGGATAGCAGGATCTCCAGAGTACCGACTGAATAATCCCAATCGTCGCGGATCAGATCGATAACGTCGCGCTGGTACGGTATGCCATCAGGACAGAACGCTGTCAGGTTCGGCTTCGAGTTCTGGATCTCGATCGGATAGGCGGAGAGATCCAGATTAAGCGCTGCTCCCATTAGAGCGGATCTTTAGTCAGGGAGAAGGCTAACAGCGCGAGCTTACCTCGCAGGCTGATCGATCTATAGCCTTCGCGGTTCCAGCGTCGCTGCCGCCGATACAGATCCTTACCGCGCCAGGTACGATGCGACTTCTTCATCGATGCTCTCCGATGAACTCCTCGATCATCATGCGAAGGATCTCAGCGCGCGAGAAGCCGAGCTTCTTACAGCAGGCATCGAACAGGACCATGCGCTCCCGTTTGATCGAGACGTTAAAACTAAAGTCATAGTTGACGCTCGTCTTATGGCTTCTGCTTTTGAGCTTCTTCATCGTTCGACGCTCGACTTAAGAGCCCAGTAAACTGCTGCGATCGGAACCGAGTGAATAGCCGTCAGCGCGACAGCACAGGCGATCATGATGGATATGTCTCTGATGATCAGCTTCATCGCTGCCTCCTCGGCCGTCTCGGCTTCCTCGGCTCGTCGATCGCGAGCAGGACTGGGTTCGTGCGATCCATATCCCATATCGACTTAGTACCGCAGCCAGCGCAGTCGAACTCGCTCCCCCCTCTGATCGGACGGTCGCGCTTGAACACTCCAGCTTCTGCCAGGTTCACGCCGCAGCGTACCGTCTCGATCTCATCCGGTCCCTTGACCATACCGCGATCGACGTTAGGAGTCGTCGTCACTTCGACGATGACCTGGCATAGCGCGACCTTCCCCTTGAACGAATCGATGCGCTCCTCCCGCTTCCAGCGCCGTCGGAAGTAGAGGAACACCAGGCCGAAGAACACGACAGCGCCGACGATCGCGAATACATAAGTCACGGCTTACCTCCTAAAAATTCTCTGAGTCGATGATACGGATCGTACAGGTACATATAACCGAACGCTGCGACGATGCAGGTCGCGACGAAGAGCTGGTGAGCGACCCAGTTCGAGACGCGCTTCATCAGTCAGGCTCCACTGCTGCTCTGTTCGCCCAGTCCTCTGCCGTGAACGATCGCGGGAACGATCCCTTATCGACCAGCTGGCGTCATCATGATTAGTGATCCGTCGTCGCGAAGTGGCAGGGGAACTCGAACCCTGCTGCGATGTCGTTCATCAGTTCCTGGCGGAACGTCGGGATCTTGTCCAACGGCCAATTGTGTCTTTGGCCGTCCTCGCCGAGATGCAGCAGCGTATCCATCTCGTGATCGGTCAGCTCGCGCGCTTCGATCTCTTCGCCGTCCAGTTCGTGTTCCTTGCAGAACTTAATGGCTTCTTCTGGCGTCGCTGCTGCGATCCAGTCGTAGCCGTTCATGTTAAAAATTTTTATTGCTGGCGTCGTCACTCCTTCGGCTCCTTCTTCCTGGCGTAGTTTAGTTTGAACTCTTTAACGGTAACGTCCGCAGTCGTATCCTGCCTGTCCGTCCATCCGCATAGGTTCTTAGTGCACCATATCAGCATTGTATTGTCGCCCTTCAGAGCCTTCTCGATGCAAGCGCGAACCAGAGCATGACGTGTATGGACAGCCTTTTGATCTCGAAAGGTCGCAAAATCCTTGCCGTGATGCTTCCTGATATGCCTCCGGATCGTATCCTCGTTACAGTCGAAGAACGCAGCAGTATCCTCGATCGTCGGCTTCAGACGCATCAGAGCGATCAGCTGCTTATCGTCGATCTCGATGATCGGACGGCCGCGCTTAGGCTTGGCTTTCGCCTTACCCATCGATCAGCTCGGCCGTCTTACCTGTGAACTGCTCCCAGCGAGTCAGGACGACGTCGCAGTATTTTGGGTCCAGCTCCATGCCGTAGCATCGGCGCTTCGTCTTCTCGCAGGCGATCAGAGTCGAGCCGGAGCCGAGGAACAGATCGACTAAATTTTTAGTCTTTTTGCCCCAGCGTTCAATGAACCACTCCGTCAGAGCGATAGGCTTCTGAGTCGGATGGACGCGGCGCTCGTTCTCAATACTGGTAAATCCCTTATGCATGATCCGCGCGAGATCGCGCTTATGCTTCGCCTTAGACCAGCAAAGCTCAAAGTTAGACCCATGAAATTTCTCGACTCCAGACTGCTCTCCATTTGCCTTAGTAACCTTGTCCCATACGATCCAAGATCCTTTCTTCCTGTCAGGAATATGCTCTGCAAAATAATCAGCTCCGAAAATAAAGATCTCCGGACAGTCGGAGAAGCAGACGAAGATGGTCGCTATTAGCTCTGGCGAGAAATCATCATTATCTCCTGCGACCGCTGAATGTTTCAGTCCTCGCGATCGTCCCATATCCTTACCCCGATATCCGCCCGGACCGTTTGAAGTTCGATAGTCCGTATCAAGGCTCATGCCATACGGCGGATCGGTAAACACCATGTCCGCCTTCTCCACGCCCATCAGTCGCTCAACATGCTGCACGTTGGTCGAATCGCCGCAGAGCAGTCGATGCTCGCCGAGCTTCCATAGATCGCCAGGCTTACAGCGCGTCTCGACGTTCTCCGGTACTGCGTCCGGATCTGTCAGTCCTTCAGCTGGAGCGACTTCCGGATTAAGCAGAGCCTCGAGTTCTTCTCCGTCGAACCCCGTCAGGCCGAGATCGAAGTCGAGCGACTCGAGATCCTTCAGCTCGATCGAGAGCAGCTTAGTATCCCAACCAGCGTTAAGGGCGAGCTTATTGTCGGCGATGATATAAGCCTTCTTCTGAGCCTTCGTTAGACCAGAGAGAGTGATCGTCGGAACCTCTGGCAGCTTCAGCAGATGCGCTGCCTTCAGTCGGCCATGCCCCGCGATGATGCCCGTCTCCTCATCGATAAGGATCGGGTTCGTAAATCCGAACTCCTTTATAGAGCCAGCTATCTGCGCGACTTGATCGTCGCTATGGGTTCTGGAGTTACGAGCGTAGGGGATAAGATCAGCCGTCGGGAGATAGACGACTTCCAGCTTCTGCATGTTTGGCTCCTCTGCCACATCGTGGCGTCCGGTTTAAAGTTGAGTCTTTTATCGTCGTACTCAGGACGTTGCCGCAGTGCCCTAAACTGAAGCGTAGGCTCTCGGATCGGAAGGATCAGGCTTTGGACGTGAAGCCGATATCGACTGCGATCGGATAAGATCCGTTATTAGTTACTGTCACCTTCGCCTGGACGTAGGGCCATGGCGACGAGTCGCCGACGAAGTTATTCGCGCTGAACGGGACGTTAGAGACTTCGTTCCAGTAAGCATCTGGCGTACCTTGCGGGACCATGCTTCCCTCGACGACGACTGCATAAGCGAGTGGCGTGAAGATCGTCTGAGTTCCTAAGCCGAACGTACCCAGATCGAGCAGGTTCCCGCCAGGGATGGCTGCATCATACAGCTCGAACTCGTCAGCATTGACAGGATTGACGAAGTAGTCTGTCGAAGCTGTTAAGCCTGACGGGAGAGTATCGTCAGTCGATATCTGGATAACGTCGTTAAGGGCGAAGCCATGAGCGACTGACTTGAACTTATCGTTAGTCGGATCGACGAAGCCGTTCGCGCCTGGAGCGACGTTCGCAGTACTGATCGCTCCGTCCGTGGTTCCGTCAGAGTTTTTGACCAGCGCCATCGTCACGGTTTTGATATAGCCGTTCGCCGGGAACTCGTTCGTCGCGTCCCATGCTCCAGCTGATACCACTGACGCCGAGAACTTCTCGTTAAAAGCAGGAGACGCTGAGAAGCCGAGTCGCGCTGCGCGGAAGTTCGTCGCGACTTGATCGGCTGTCGTATCGCCGGAGATATCGACTTCGATCTTATGATCCGAGTCGAGAAGATCCCAGGCCGCATAGCTCGGCTCGACTGCTGCTCCCGACTGGTTCGTCCAGAATCCCCAGCCCTGTCCGTCCTCGTCATAGAGGATCACGTTATCGCCGTCGTTCATCGACGCCTGCGCTACGAACTGGAGCTTCTGAACTTGCTGAGTCCCTGAGATGAGCGCGACGGAGTTCCCGAACCTGCCGAATGTTCTGACGCTGTTCCCGTCCATCGTCGGCGCTGCGAGTACGAGCGATGCTCCTGCTGCGAGTGTCTGACGCTTATGATCGTATCCAGTGGTCATTATCGATCCTCCAAAGTTATTTTTATTTTTGAACTGGCTTCAGCCGTCTCGCGTTCAGCTGCTCATTGAACTTCCAGAGTTCAAGGCTCCCGATCACCTTCGCGAGAGGGATGTTCGGGATGTCGCAGTAAGTTAAGGCTGTCTCGTTTGAGTCGAACATGAATAAGAGCAGTCCGCAAGTCTCTCCTGATTTTATCCTGGCTTTGACGTCCTCGCAAAGCTGGAGGAGACGGCTTTGAATATCGCTATCTTCCGTCTTAATGCTCAAGTGATGCCTACCTTTCGCTCGACAGTTACGAGCGTATCGTTCCGGTTCCCGCCATGAGATACGATCAGTATCTCGACTATCTCCATCCCGTTCTTCTTCCCCAGTCCGGCAGTGTTCCAGCCAAACGATATGCTTATCATCCCCGGCTCGAGGAGATCGGCGAGAGCCTTGCGGACCAGCGGGAACCCGCCAGTAGGGTTCTCCTTCGATTTAAATTTTAAACCGATATCGTTATACGATCGCGATACCTGCGTCAGCGAGTAAGGCGGATCGAACAGCGCGCCTGATACCGGCCAGCGCTTTAGGTTCAGGAAGTCGATCGCTTCGAGATGATGCTGGGCATGAGCATTGTCTGGATTGAGATCGTTACGGAACTCAGCTGGCGATGTTACTCCGCAGAACGGATCGATCCATCCTGCTCCGACTTCATAGCGAGTCAGCAGATCCCTGATCGGTTTGATCTCGAACGTCCACTTAGACGGCATCGACCATATTCTGCTGATCTTCACTGGAACGCCTCCGATGCTTCTTCCGACTGCTGCTTCCGCAGGTTCTTCCTAAAGTTGTCCGTCCGTATCTCTGGCTCATGGTTCGCCAGCTTCGTCGCCGCCTGGATGCAAGCGCTGGCCAGAGAGCGAAGCTGATCGGCCGATCGCAGATAGACTCGCCTTCTCTCGCTGCCGTCCGCGATCTCCAGCGATACTCGATCGCGCTTCCAGCGCATCTCGATACTGTCATCTAAATAAAAAATCATGATGGCTCCTTCCTCCGAACTTCTCGAACGTGAATGATCTCGTAGTCCTGCTCGTCGATCCTGGCTGGACGGTATCCGTAGACGCGCGGCGACAGCTCCGGCGATCCCTTCTCGCGTACCAGCCAGAACTCGCGAACCTGTCTCCGCTCGTACCGGCGATCGGGATCTGGCTGGACCGCCTCCCAGACGATCGCGTTCCGCTTCGTCATCCGGCAGTGGCGTACTTCCTTCTCACTTACCAATCCGAGTCCCTTCAGCTCCGAGAGTCGCTTATGGAGTCCCCGGCCGAACATCCCGGCCGCGCGCTCCAGCTCCGAGGCTGTCATCGGTCCCTGCTCAAATAATAGGCTCCAGGCTTCGAGCTGCCGCGTCCCCAGGATGCGACTGTCTCTGAGTCGCAAAATCGACTCCAGGCTCGTTTGACGATGGCTGCTATGGCTCGGCATGGGATGGCTCCTGTTCGTTCGCTGCCGTTTGATTTTGACGCTCCTGCTGCATCACTGCGTGGAGATCCTCGATCACGTCCCCCTTGAACAGGTTCAGCGTCCGCTTCTTCCGTTTGATCTTGAACGACGTGAAGAAGGACTCCAGGTTCCCGATCGCCAGGCTGAACGCTGGCCAGTCGTCGCCGAGTTCGGCAGCCAGTCCGTCGATAACATCCTGTCGGCCGGTAGATGCCCCTGACTCCAGTAACTGATCGATGAACGCGAAGCCTTTGGCAGTGGCAGCAGTGGCTCGATGCCTGTCCTGCTCTACTTGTTTTTGTTCAGTGTTCTTCTTCTTGTTCTTTATAGGATGCTCGACTGGTAGCTGGACTGGTAGCTGGACTGGTAGCTGGACTGGTAGCTGGACTGGCTTCTCTCTGTTTTTGGACTGCTGATACTTATCATAGTTACAAATTGTTATGATGTTACCGCAGTGGCTTTTTTGCTGGCTGATTGTTCCGTTTTTTTGGAGCCAATCGAGTCGTTTTTTTACGACTCCGCGATCGAAGCCTAACGCCTCGGCGATCGTCCGCTCGCTCGTCGCCAGCTGGCCGCGCTTAAGATAGATCTTCTGCCGAGGGAGAGGAGACCAGGCATCGACGCGGTTCGCCTTCCCGATGAGATAGATCGTCGTCGCGAGGAGCCAGCCGTCCTGTTCGCATAACGAGAACAGCTGCCGGTCGATACTGAACCAGCCGATCAGATCGTTACCCTTCATCGTTCTGCCTTCAGCAATCGATCGAGTTTACCAATGTTGCAATCGGAGCAAGCTGTAACCAGATTTTTTTGATCGTCCGATCCTCCATGGCTCCTCGGCATAACGTGATCGACTTGAAGCGTCGCGACATCCGGCTCGACTCCGCAGTATCGACATCTGAATCTGTCACGTTCGAGGATAGCGAACCGCTTCGCCTTACTAAGGCCGGGCTTCTTTAGAGCTTCGCTAACCCGAACCTTTTTTATCTTCCGCCACTCAAGAGAGCCGTCGAACGAGAAGCCGATAGTCAAGTCGTCTTGCCGATAACCGCAGCAGAACGTCGCATACCACTTAGGCGATACCAGTCGCAGCATGAACGCGCATCCGCCGCAAAAATGAACATCATTCGATTTCTCATAGTGAGGATGAGATTCATGGATCGACGCATCGCATCCGTCACAGCGATAATAATGGCTATCCTCGAAGTGATCGCCGTTCGGAACTTGAACTGTCTTCACGAACATCGATCACTCCGCGGTTAGATCTTCGATCTGATCGACGTCTACGACTGGCGCTCCGACTTTGATTAACGCTGTTCGCAGCAGCGCGCGGACGCGCTTCGATGGCGGATAGTGAGGTTCTGATCTGTTAACAATCCGCGAGATATCCTGAGCGGTCAGCCTGCCGCGCGTAGCGCGCGTTAGGTCCGCTCCTTTAATACGATGCTCGAACAGGTACGTCCTGAGATCATTCATTATTTTTCCCCGCGTTTTTCGCTAGATAGAACGCTTGATTTATTTGTTAAACCTTGCCAGATTGTCCCTCGCATCTCAATAACTATTTAAGCAGGAGCTGAACCCTATGAGCCTCATGGCATCCGAGAACTTGAACCCATCGCCGCCTATGCGAGATATGACGCCGGATGAGCTGCAAGCCAGATACGACGCGCAGCTCGCGAAGGTTAAAGCCATGGACGCAGAAGCCGAACCGCCAAAGCCTAAGCGATCACTCGGCGACATTCTCGCCGCGCTGAAGCAGATCGAGGAACTCGCGCAGTCCGATGACTTCGATCCGGCATCGATCGTCGGCGATCTGGCGGAGAACGCTGAGCAGCGCATGAAGAAGATCGACTCGATCGATCATGTTGTTACCGAGCTGGAAGCCTACGCCGCGCGAACAGTCGAGCGCGCCAATAAGATCGCGGCGAGAGCGCGCGCTGCGTCGAACAAAGCGCTCGGTTTAAAAAACTACGTTAAGCAGGAGATGGAGAAGCATGGATGGATGGAGCTGCTCGGAACAGAGCGGAAGATTAAATTTGTCACTCATCATACTCCGTCGCTCGTACTGAGCCGCGAAGCGACTGCCGACGATATGCTCGCGCTCGGTAACGAGTTCGTTCGTCGTCATCCCGCGGTATTCGAGTTCAATAAAAAAGCGATCGGCGACGCGATCAAAGCAGAGAAGCTGAAGCTGGACTTCGCTCAGTTCGTTTACTCGACGCGAGTTGAGTTCGACGAGCGCGATCGCCCAGACATAGCGCCAGAGAAAAAACTGAAGAAGGGAGCTAAGAAGTGAGCGGATCAGAACTTGAGATATCGGCAGGCAGTGGACTCGGAGCAAGCGGTCAGGCTCTGCTGACGCGCGAGCAGCATGAAGTCCAGGGGATGATGATCATGGCGCGCAGGTTCCCGCGCGACGAAGGACGAGCGCTGAAGCGGATCGAGTCAGCCTGCGCTGATATCGATCTGGCTAACATGGCTATGTATTCATATCCCAAAGGCGGAACGACGGTAGACGGTCCTTCGATACGGCTGCTCGAAGTGATCTCGCAGAACTGGGGAAACATGCAGCAGGGTTTAAAGTTCGTAAACGTCGGCGCGACTCAGTCCGAGATCGTCGCCTTCGCTTGGGATCTGGAGACTAATACTCGCCATGCGATCGAGTTCACTGTTCCCCACTGGCGCGACGTCAAAGTCTCAGAGAAGAACCCAGCAGGCGGATACGCGATAACCGAGCAGCGCGAGATCTACGAGCTGGCTGCGAACATGGGGAGCCGTCGCCTTCGCAAATGTCTGGAGACGATCATCCCGAACCATGTGATCAAGGCAGCCGTCCGCGCTATCAAGGCGACGATCGAAGGAGCTGGCGGGATCGCGGAGCGAACGGAGGAACTGGTTAAGGCGTTCGCGCCGATGGAAGTGACAGTCGATGATCTTGAGAAGCGACTCGGCAAAAAGATTCATGCTGTCTCGAATCCAGAGATCCATCAGCTCCGCAAAATCTATGTGTCGATCCGCGACGGGATGACGAACCGGAACGACTGGTTCGATGCGATCGTCGATCCAGGCAAGTTTAAGGAAGCGACAGCAGCAGCTCCGCGCCAGGATACGCCGATCGACAAAGCGGAGAAGGAGAAGGTTAAGCTGACCGCGAAGCAGGACTTCGATAACGCTGTCGCGCGCGTGAGACTCAAAGGAGCGAACCCGTTCGCGATGATCCGAATGACAGAGGAAGTAGCGCAGAAGCTGGAGCCGTCGAAGCTCCAGGCTGCTGCTGATATTTTAAACGACTGGGCAGATAAGGAGGAGAAGGTATGAGTATGTTCAAAGTCGGTCAGGTATGGGAGACGCGGAACGAGAAGGGGAGAGGGGCGATCGCGGAGATCTCCGGTTATAATACGGACTATCCGATCAAGTTCGTTTGGGATGAGCCGCTTCCTGGCTTCGTTCAGGATCGACCAGTAACGCTCGACGATGAAGCAGCGCATCGCTGGGATCTGTTCCGCGCCGATGGCGGGTTCTCGATGGTGGGTTCGACGCATAACAGCGAGTGGGATCTCGTCCGCCTGGTCGAGACGCCAGCGCCAGTGATCAAACGCTACGATATGGAGACGGATAGGATCATCGCTGAAGAAGCTGGGATAAACGATGATGACGATACAGCATGGGAGGCTCTGGAGAAGCGCGGACATATTAATGCGATGGCTGTCTCCTTCGCAGAGATCGGCGCTCAGGCGCGTCCGGATCTCCCGGCCGCTGATATCGCGCGCTGCGCTTTCGATTTAGCAGAAGCCATGATCACTGAACAAATTAAAAGGGGATACCGATGAGCATCGAAGCAACTAACGAGAAGTCGATCGTAACGCTGGCGCTGGAGATGGCTGGGAAGGGTTCCAGCTATGACGGGATCGCGCTCCAGCTGAACGAAGAAGGATACCTAACCAGCAAGGGAGCCGAGTGGACTGGCTCGACCGTCAGCGCTCTGCTCGTTAAGAACGGGTTCCGCAAGCGCGCTCCGGCCGTGAAGGCTGCGGCGAAGAAGTCGCTCCGTAAGATGGAGTCAGGATCAGACGACTGCATCAAAGCAGCGATCGGGATGCTGAAGATGGATATTAATCCAGAGCTGCGGATTAGAGCAGCGCTGGCTCTGCTGGAGCCGACAGGAGGATCAGATGGATCGCCATGATAATCCGCTCTATCGCCGAGCGCATAAGGCTGCTCTCAACTTCTCGGAGACAGTCTATAACTCGTCTCGCCTGGCTCGGACAGAAGCGAGGCTCCAGCCGTTTTGGTGTTTGAATGATCTCAGCGGAGAGGAAGTCCAAACGATGCGCCATCTCATGACTGAGCGCGATCTGCTGCGCGAACTAGTGAGGCTTAAATGATCTTATCTGGACACTCGCGAACGTCGCAGATCGAGCGCTGGGTTCTCATCGCGATCATCGCCGGATGCGCGATCTACTTCCTCGCGCAGCAAGCGTACCGAGCTGGTTATCGATCTGGATATGATCAAGGCATGACGACGGCCGGAGGACTGGTCGGACTGTTCTGCGAGTGTCCAGCTCTGGAGAAGGAGAAGGGGATCTGATGAGCCGTATTCAAGTGAAGATATACGACGGGACCGGGAGGCGAGTTCACACGAACGAAGCCGTGATCCTGTTCGCTCCAGTCGAAGAACTGAAGGACATCGCCGATCAGTTCATCAGCGATCTGGTTAAGTCGTCCGCTCATTATAGAATCGAGGATACCGATGCAGATTAAGCTGACGACAGCGAAGGAGCTGCGCGATCGAGGATGGAACTGGTCGATGATCGAGCGACTGCCGGAGCCAGACGAGATCGTCAGGACTGGACGGAACCGAGTCCCGGCTCATGCCTGGAAGCAGGAGTCCATCCAGTCCGTCCAGGCAGATCCAGAGTGGCAGCGCCATGCGGCGAAGGCGGGGATCGAGCTGTCAAAAGTTTAGTCAGAGAATTTAATTAGGGCATCTAAGACGGCTTACCTCCTGCCGTTTTTAGATGCCCTAAAGTTATTCGCCGATTCTCCCGACAAGTACCTTGTCGGTTATGTGAGTCAAACAAAAGGAGCATCCATGGAACGCAAGTTCATCATTCAGAAGGCTCTCGGCGACAGCGACCAGACGCTCGGCTGGGACATCCTCGAAGTCATCGGCGAAGGCGATACCGCATCGACGGAGTGGTGCGAGCGCTTCGAGCTGAAGCGCTGGGCGAAGGAAGCGCTCGCGAACTATCTGGCCGGTCGCCCGATGATGCCGAACTGAACAGCTAACCAGAACGAAGGAGACTCGAACATGGATACCATGAACCAAGTCAAGAGCCTGATCGAACGCGGAGCGCTGTTCATCGTAAACCACTCTGGCGGGAAGGACTCGCAGGCGATGTATCTTCTGATCCGCGATCTGGTCCCAGCCAGTCAGATCGTCATCGTTCACGCCGATCTCGGCGATGTCGAGTGGACGAACGTCCAGGCTCATATCACGGCGACGACGGACGGACATCCTCTCCGCATCGCCAGCGCGATCTATAAGGACGGAACTCCAAAGTCGCTGCTGGGCGAGTGGAAGCGCAAGGGGAAGGCTCCGTCATCATCGCAGCGCTGGTGCACATCCGATCTGAAGCGCGGACCACTTGAGAAGCTGATCCGTCGCATCATGGCGGAGCGCGGATCGACGCTCGCAGTGAACTGCATGGGACTACGCGCGCAGGAGTCTCGCGATCGCGCGAAGAAGATCCAGTTCGAGAAGCATGAGAAGCTGTCCGTCGCAGGCCGCGAAGTCTGGAGCTGGCTTCCGATCCATACCATGACGACGGTCGAAGTCTTCGCCGCGATCGCAGCTGCTGGCCAGGAACCTCATGCGATGTATGCGAAGGGTATGACGCGACTCAGCTGCTGCTTCTGCATCATGGCGAGCCAGGCGGATCTGACCACGGCCGCGAAGCTGAACCCCGAACTCTATGCGAAGTACGTCGCTATGGAGAAGGCGACTGGCTTCACTCTGCGCGCGAAGAAGGGACTCGAAGAAGTGACAGGCATCAAAGCGAAGGATATCGCATGATCTTAAGAGTTAGGTTCGCAGGACTCTATGAGTTCACTGCGAATAAGGACGGAGGATGGACGGTCTATCTGAACGATCTGGATCTCGACAGCTGTGAGCCGATCGGACATTTTGCATCGTTCCATGAAGCATGGACATCAGTCGGACAGCCAGCATTGGACGAAGACGAGGACGATCAGTAACCGAACACGACGAGCGGACCAGGCCGCCGTCCGAGATGGATGAACTTCCCGCCAGGTATGCCGATCGCAGTGAAGCCATGACGGATAGCGATCATCATGATGACGCCGCGATCGGTGGAGTTCTTAACTCGGATATCCAGCGCATCGCCGCGGAGATGATCGCTGGTATCCGATCCCCCTTCCTTCTCGTTCCAATAAGGACAGCGCTCGGCGCTGTTAACGTGCATCGGCTTCCCGTACTCACGTCGAACTCCGTCCATAATCATCATCGTCTCGAACTGCATCGGAACTGCGTCGCAGTCCGGGCGATCGCAGCGACAGCGCAGCTCATCCGGTTTGAAAAACTGGCTCATTTGGTTCCCTGAGCTTTGACGAGGAACTCCAGATAATACTTGATCGCCGCCTGGTCCTCGCGAACGGACTGGATCGTCTCGCGCATCAGCTTCAGCTCTTTAATGTCCTCGGAGTTCCTGCGCGTCTCCGCCTTTGTCTCAGTCATGGTATTAGACGTAGCGAATACCACTCCCGTTAGTACGAGGACTAACGAGAGAGGCATAAGCGTTCCTTCGCTGATCGCCCTCAGTCCGGTTGCGAGCATTTTTTGCCTTCGCATTTACGCTTCAGGCGATCGCGGAGATCAGTCAGAGGCTTGCGATCGCGGAACAGTTTATAGTCATCCTTCGCCTTCATCAGCTCTGCCTCGGCTTCCTTCTTCTCGTCGTCGCTCAGATCCTTCATCAGCGCGATGATCTCCCGGATCAGCTTTACGAGCGCAGGACCGTACTGAAATATCAGGATGATGATGTTCCACATGATCCGACTCCTTAGTTCGAGATGAGCTGCCGGATCTTCGCCTTCTTCGCCGAGGACCAGACGCCGACAGAGGACCAGACGCGAACATGGTTCCGGTCGAGAACGATCGTCGTCGGATAGCTGGAGACGCCGAGCGACTGACCGACATCGCCTGAACAGTCGTTCAGGACTGGACCGTCAGCAGCGTAGCGCGCTAACCAGTTCGCATAGTCGGCCAGATCGCAGTCGATGGATATCTCGACCACCTGCGCGCCTTGATCATGCCGTTCGGTCGAGAGAGCCTTCACGTTCGGAGCGTTCTCCCGGCAGTACCGGCAGCCATCAAAATAAAACTCCAGGACCATAGGCTGTCCCATGAACCCAGCGCTGTCATACCTGCCGCCTTCAGCTCCCATATCGGTAAGTGAGAAGTGGACTGGAGCAGCCTCGGCTGGCCAGGTAACGCAGGCTGCCAGCCATGGCAGGACAGCCAGGATCATCAGACGCATCATACTCATGGTTTGACCCTTCCCCTTTGACGTTTGAGAGCAGCTCTCGCCAGCATCAGAAGGATCTCGTCGTCCTCGGCCATAGCCGAGATCAGGATGTTCAAGACCTCCTTCACCTGAGCGATCGACATCGGACGCTTCAGTCCCTCGGCCAGCGTCAGCTGACGCGCGAGTTCGTTCTGGTTCATAGGCAGCGCAGCCGATCGCCGAGCGTCCCGTCAGGAGCCTGGCTGTATTCGATCTGCCGACAGTCGAGCCAGAGAGTGAACGGCTTACAGCTGCCGCCGTCGCAGCCTCCGTCGCCTCCGTCGCCGCGATCGGGACCGTCTGTCCCGTCGTCGTCCCCAGCTTCTCCACATGGACACTCGCATCCATCCGGACAGTCGCAGGCTCCCATGGCGCAGTCGTCTCCGTCGCAGCCGTTCTCGCAGCAGGCAGCGCCAGGACACTCGCAGTCCGAGCAGATGCAGGTTCCATCATCGTAACATTCGCAGCTGTTACAGACGCAGCCGTCCTCGGCTGGCTCATCGGCGACAGCCTTCCTCTGGCTGAAGTCGCCTCCACAGCCGACAGTGATCGCGAGCAGGAACATCGATAGAAGGAACTTCATCGGAGCCTCCCCTTATTTGCGACGATGGATGAAGCGGAAGATCGTTCCCGCCTTTGGGATACGCGTAGTGATACGGCCGCGCAGTCCGTGGCGGACGCTCAGATAGTCGCCGTCCTCGGCTGTCTCTTTGACGAACCAGCAGCGACGGAAGAAAATGTTATGTGCAGTTTTATAGACGACGCGCTTAAGGACCATGGCGTTCCCCCTGATGAAGGGACGCCATGGATAGGCGTCCGGTTACTGGCGAATACAGGCTTTAAATGAGTCGTATTTTTCGGAGCAGCTCTGCCTTTTATTATACTGCGAGGAAGCGCTATCAACAATGCAGTCGGCCAGCTCCATATAAAGCGCTGGACAGTCAACAGGATCAGGCGGGTTAGTCGGCTGAACCTCGAAGAACAGAGCAGCGTCTCCGGCGGAACTGGCGAGCCGGTTACAGCCTTGCTTCGACCAGGCGAAGCCTCCGAGTCCCCAGCTGGTTCCCCAGCTGTTCGCGATCAGGAACTCGTATCCTCCGCCACTGGTCGCAGGACGGTATCCGACCAGAGTAACCATGTGGTTTATCGAGCGCGATCCGCAGCCAGTGATAACGCCAGCGCTGTTCGGCGCAAAGCTGCCGCCTGCCGCGACGGTAACGGCGAGCGCTCCCTTAAGATAGATCGCCGCGCGCAGATCGTCAGCGGTCGGACTGGTCGAGCTGTTCGCTCCGACCATGCTCCAGCTCACAGGCTGCGATGCCTTTGGCTTCTGACAGCTGTATCGAGTCGATGCTCGGTAAGGGCAGTCAGCTTCGAGAGACTGACCGTTCTCGACTTCGTATCTGCCATCCATGAACCCGCCGTTACAGCCGTAAGCAGAGCTATCATTGACGAGCGTATCCTGCTCGGCCAGATCCAGCACGAGGCTGTTACCAGCTTTGAGCCAGGCCGACTCATGCGCTTTGGTTCGAGCGAAGCTCCAGCATGAACCGCATGATCCCTGATTAACGATAGGCGTCGTCAGTCCATGATCTCGCAGATCGTAGCTGTCCGGGAGGGAAGCGATCTGGTCAGGAGTCGGCTTCCAGAACGATGCTCCGAGTGGACCGCCGTCGCGCTTACCGAGATAGCCGGTCGAGTAACGATGTCCTCTGATGACGGTCGATAGTGAATCAGGAGCAGCAGCATAGGACTCGCTCGCAGCGAACAGCGTCGCGGCAGCGAGAAGGATCGAACTGATGAACTTCATGGTATCCCCCGAATACAGTTAAGCCGATCGAACTCCATGTTCGACCGGCAGCGAGAACTCTATCAGATGATCAGGCAGGCTTCAGCTTCTTCAGAGCTTCGCCTGCGGCGACGAACTTACTCGCCGTCTGAGCGGAGCGATCGATCAGCTTATCGATCTCCATGACATCCAGATCGCGCAGCTCGCCGACGACTTGATCGACGCCTTGAACCGCTTTAACCATGGCTTTGATCGGAGCCATCGCATGGCGCAGATCGAGAAGATTGATCTTCCCGTCATCGCACATTTTGACCAGAGAGTCGGCAGTCGCATCGGCCGCATCGTAAACTTCTAAGACTTCTTTGAGTTCCATGGTAGCGCTCCTCTAAAATTGTTAAGGATTGAATCAGCACTCGATTATATCAGACTCTCGGCATCGCGACATAGAGCCAGATCCATAGGAACCAAAGCGCAGCGACGGCGCTCACAGAACAGACGCCGAGGATCAGCCACTGAATACTGATACAGATGAGCGTCGATGATGTCTGGATACAGACGGAGATCATAGCCGGTCGAGATACTTCAGGCGCTCGCGACGGATACCTTCAGCCTCCAGACTGGAGGCGATCACATAAGCCAGCGTCAGGAACGCAGCAACCAAAGCAGCGAGCGCCATCTTCAGAGACTGAAGACAGACAGAGACGATCATCATAACGATGGCAACCAGGATCATTGCGACTACTTCCATCGCCAGATCTCCTTCTTAAAATCTTCATCCAGCTCCAGGCTGTTCTGGCAGTGGTCCTGAGATCCCATGATGGCATTGAGGAACGGCTCCAGGATGAACTGGCAGAACCTGTTACCTGCGATCCTGGCGCGTGCGGTACGCGAGCAGATCGACTCATCGGGATCTCCTCCGAGGATCGCCGATATAGTCTGAGACAGCGACAGTCCGACGTTATAGACGTACTGAACCAGAGGACGAGCTTCGCCTCGGGTTACTCCTCCGCCTTCAAAGTAACCGCCCATTATATTTTTGCTCCTTCGTTAAATAGCTGATCGATCTGCTCATCGGATAAGCCGAGCATCGGAGCCATGGCGACGAGCAGTGGATCGTCCCGATAGAACTCGCTGGCATACTCCCATGAAATAGTAGCGATCGAGCGCATAGGCTCATCCAGATTCTCCAGCATGGCGGAGATCTGATCCAGGCTGATGCCTCCTCCGACCATAGCCAGACGGATCTGCCGCGCCGTGATGATACGAGGAACCTGGGAGATACCATGCCAGGCGTCGAACTCAGCCTGATGCGCTGCGAGATACGCCTCATAGCCTTCTGAACTCAGAACAGTCCAGCCGTTAGATCCGTACTCATCAGCCTGCGCTTCTTCGATAGAAGCCATCTGCCACGGCCAGACGTTAGGGATGCCGAAAGGCTTCTGATCATCGGGACAGTCGGCGAAAGTCTTATATGCGATCATGCGAACTCCCTCACTAGGATGCAGCTGCCGACACCGATAGTTACCTGGCTGGCGTTCACTTCGGATCTGAACTGAGGCGTCAGCGTTCCGCCAGTGGTACAGACGAAGACTCCATCTATGCGGCAGATATAATC